TCAACACAGTGTGCGCCCGAAGGGACTCGAACCCCTAACCTTCTGATCCGTAGTCTCTCCGACTCGCCCACGGCCCGCGGGAACCGGCTCATATCCCTCATCGGGGAGGAGGGCGGTTACGGGCACTTCGAGGAATGCGGCGACGGCTAGCAGCTCGTCCAGCATCCAGGACCGCTCTCCGGCGAGCTTGCGACTCGCGGCCTTCTGCGTTGCCGCGATGACGTGGCCCAACGCTTCCTGGGAGATGCGGCGTTCGCGCATGATCTCGCGGACCTTCTGTCCGGTGATGGCATCGGCGTTCATACCGTCAGATTAGACCAATCTGACGACACGCCGCATTCATTCAATGCCCGCGTGTCAGTCCATTCCGTTCTAGCTTCGCTACGTGGTTAGAACGAATTGGACTACGGCATGAGCCTAGAAGCCTACATCTGGGCCGCCAACCTGCCTCTGAGCCGATGCAACGGCACGCCGTTCCGCGTGCTGCTCCAGCTTGCCGACCGCGCCGACAAGCTCGGCTACGGGGCCTACCCGCACGTCTCGACCATCGCAGACGTCCTGGAGTGCTCCGACCGCACCGTTCAGCGCGCCATCCGTGACCTCATCGCCTCCGAGCTGATCCGGGAGGGCGACCAGCGCTACGTGCAGCATCTCGACTCGCGCTATCGACCGACCGTCTACGACGTGCTCACGACGGCGCTCGTGATGACGGAATCCAGGGGTGACAACCGTGTCACCCCTGCTCGATCCAGGGGTGACAGAAACGGGCATCCAGGGGTGACACCTGCTGTCGCACTAAGAACCGTCCAAGAACCTACTTACCAAGACTCTCCTAGGGATCTCACCTTGGTAACCGCGCGAGTGGTCGGAGAAGACCGATGAGCGCCCACGTCCACGCATTCGACCCCGTGAGCGGGTGGTGCTCGGGATGCACCGTCCGCGACGACGGACGCCACGTCTGGCACGGCAGCGACGTGACCCGACCCAATGCCGAGGAGGCAGACGAATGAACAGCCCGACAATCGCAGCCGCTCGCGCGCTGAGCGATCTTGTGGACACGGGTCGCGGCCTGGCCCAGCAAGCGCACGCGCTCGATCTGCACGTCACGGGTCGCTACGTCGAGAGCGCTATCGACACGCTCGACCGGGCGCGGACCATCCTCGTAGACGAGGGGGATAGCTACATCGACGCCGCATGGGCGTTCGTGGATGCCGGGAGGGTCGCTCTTGCCCGAGCGACAGCCAAGCTCACGAGAGAGGCCCTCGCTCGTGCTGGCTCCTGACGCAGTGTCGCCCGAGGCGCTGCCCATCGTCAAGGGCTGGCACCGGGGATGATCCTTCGCACCTCACCTAACGGGCAGACCTGGGAACTCATCCGGTCCTTCACCGGAGCGGGCCGCTACCTCGTTGCCGTCATCCGAGCCACGAGCAACGGCCACATCCGCAACTTGGCCATGGAGACCTTCGAGTCGTGGCCCGAGGTACAAGCGTGAGCGGCAAGCACACCGACCCCGAGTACCTCGCCAACGCCAAGCTCGTGAAGCACCAGGTGCGGCGGGACTGGGCCTTCGGCAACGAGGTGCGGTGCTGGCGGCGGGGATGCCCTATCGAACCAGGCCAGCCCTTCGACGTGGGACACCTCGACCCCAACGGCGGACACGCCCGCTCCAACCTCGCCCCCGAGTGCCGGCGCTGCAACCGCAGCGAGGGCGGCAAGCGAGGGGCGGCCATCACCAACGCACGGCGCGCGGACCGGCAGCCTCGACCGACTCGGCAACCTCGCCGCGACCTCCGTACCAGCGCAACCCGCGGCGGACTCGCGCCGTGGTGACCGAGCCGACCGCGGTTTTTTTGGTTCGGCGCTCGCACCCCCGCCTACGGCTCCAATAGCGATTTCCCCCCCTGACCTCGGAGATTCCCATGACCCTCACTCCCCTCCTCACCGACCTGTGGTCAGAGGCCAACTGGCTGGAGTGGCGCTCTCGCCTCGACGGCCACCACGCCATCGGCAACGCCCAGCTCGTCACCACCGAGCAATCCCGCGGCGAGTTCATCGAAGGATGCCGCCTGCTCCGCCTCGACCAACGCCAGCGAGCGGGGGACCGCGGCATGGGGCCGTCCCCGATGCAGCTCATGGTGGCCGACCTCCTCGCCGCGGGCGTCTTCATGAACGCCATCGACGAGTCCCGCCGCTCGACCAAAACCACCGGCGTCCAAGCCGTCATGCTCGGACGCTGCTACCACCGCGAGGACTACCAGGTCGGATGGACGATGTTCACCACCGGAGCCAAGGCGGGCGAGCGATTCCGCAAGGACATCGTGGCCCACCTCCGCCGCGTGTACCCCGACGAGCGCGTCAGCCCGATCAAGATCAACGTCGGCAAAGGCACCGAGCACCTGGAGTTCCGCGACACCGGCTCATTCCTCAACGTGTACACGCCCAACGGTGAAGGCTTCCGCTCCGGTGGCTTCGACTTCGCGTTCGGTGACGAAGCCGCGGAGGCCGACATCGACCAGGGCGAAGACGTGGAACGCGCCGTCATCCCCACCATGGACACCAAGATCGGCGCCCAGTTCTGCCTCGCCGGGACCGGCGCGAAGTGGCGCACCGGCAACCTCCTGTGGCGCGCCCTGCACGACCCCGACGCCAACGTCCTCTGGCACGGCATCCCCGAAACCACCGACCGCGAGCAACTCGCATCCTGGGAACCCGACCTCCCGCACCCGCTCACCGGCGCGACCGGTGGCCGCATGCGCGAGTGGATCGAGATCACGCACACCGGCGTCGGCTTCACCACACCCGTCGAGGCCGTCAAACGATCCTTCGACAAGGTGAAGCTCGATGACTTCCTCATCGAGTACGGCGGGCAATTCGGCTTCGAGGGAGCCGCAGACACGCTGATCCCGCCCGCACTGTACGCCTCCCGCAAGACCACCGACCCATTCCCCGAGCTGCCCCGCCACCTGAGCGTTGCGCTCAAGGTTCACCACCTCGGCCTCACCGCCTCGCTCGCGGTCGCGTGGAACTACGAAGAACCCAACACCGACCTTGTAGACGAGGCCTACGAACTGGACGGAACACGCGAGCGCCCACAGCGGCGAGCCATCGCACTCTGGCACTGGCAGGAAGGCACCCCCGGCCTGGCCCGCGAGGTCATCGACAAGCTCCGCAAGCGCCCCGGCCTCGTGCTGGGCTACGACAAGCGCGGCTACACCGAAGACGTGGTGGAGAAAGAAATCCTCCTGGCCAACCCCGTGCCCCTCATCCGCGCCAGCACCGCGGCCGACATCCCGAAATCGGCCGTCGCGCTGTTCAAGGCCCTCACCACCGGCACCGTCGTCGTCTTCGGCAACGACCACCTCGACGCCGCCGCCGCCCGAGCCACCCGACAGACCTTCGGCAACTACGGCACCTGGCGCTTCGGCGCGCCCAAGGACGACCCCGACTTCGACGTAACCCCGCTCGAAGCCGCCGCCCTCGCCCTCCATTGGCTCGAAGACATGCCCGCCATCCAGTCCGTAGACGACTCGTTCTGAGGAGACACCACCATGGCCAGCCCCATCCAGCTTGACCGCTCTCCCAGCGGCATCGTCATCCACTGCACCCTCTGCCCCTGGTGGTCCGCCTTCCGCTTCACACAGGGCGGCGCGGAGGACTGCGCATGCGAACACGAGGAGCGCTCGCACCCCGACTTGAGACACCGCCGCGTCGCCCGTGAAGTGCGAGCGAGCAAGGCGCGACACGCCGGGAGTCCGAAAAAGTAATCACTCGGGTAGACGCTTCCGGACGTGGGCATCTTCGGACGGAACATCGAGCGGACTTACGGGTCACGGGCGGCACTGCCGCTCGTGACCCCGTTCTCTTCCCAGGACTCCCTCGAGCGCATCCTGGTCGATGACCTCTACCCCGACCACGACGAACCGGTTTCACTCACCCGCGAAAGCGCCCTCCGCATCCCCGCCGTCAAGCGCTCCCACGACATCGTGTGCTCCATCCTCGCCCGCACCCCCTGGCGGCAGTACTCCGACAAGACCGAGGTCACCGAACAGCCCGGATGGCTCGTCACCTCACGCAGCGGCGTAGGCCCCCGTGCGCTCCGCTGGGGCGTCGCCTCCGACCTCTTCATGAACGGCTGGGCGGCCATCGGATTCCAGCTCGACGGAGAGCGCATCGTGGACGCCCTCCACCTTCCCTTCGGGTGGTGGGAAGTCACCGCGGACGGCAAGGTCCAGGTGACCGACCAGAAGGCGGGCCTCGTTCCCGAGCGGTACACGCACCGCATCGTCGCCATCCCGCTCGGGTACGGCTCCTCCGGGATGCTCGTGGACGCTCGCACCTCGATGCACGGAGCGCGCGCCATCGAGGCCGCGTACGTGGATCGCGTCGAGAACCCCATTGCCGCCACGGACATTGAGCTGTCCAAGGAGTACTGGAACGCCTGGAGCAAGGAAGAACGCGAGGCGTTCCGCAAGGCTTATATCAAGAACCGGCAGTCGAAGAACGGCTCCGTCTCGCTCCGCCCCGAGTACGCCAAGCCCAATTACTCCGGCGTCGTGGAAACCAACCTGTTCGAGTCCGCCCGCAACGGCGTCCGACTCGACATTGCCAACCACGCTGGTATCCCCGCATCCCTCCTCGAAGGTTCCCGCCAAGGCGGCGGCACCGACATCAAGTACTCCGGCGTCAACAACGGAGCCGACCGCAATGAGCTGTGGGACTTCGGCCTGGACAAGTACGCCTCCGCCATCGAAGACCGCCTCTCGCTCGATGACGTGTGCCCCTCCGGCGAATCCATCCGCGTGGACGCCTCCCGCTACCTCTCCGTCCCCCAGCCGACCACACCCCAGACCAGCGAGGACTGACCCATGATCGAACCCGTCATCATCGACGCCGGAACCCTGGAGTTCTCCGACGCGGACATGACTGCCACCGGCCTCCTCATCCCGCACGGCGTGCAGTGCCGATCCAACCTCGGCATGTTCACCTTCGCACAGGGTGACGTGGTGATCCCCACCGACCTCACCGGCATGTCCCTCAATGAGGAGCACAAGCGCGAGCACGTCATCGGCGGCTTCACGAAGGCTTGGGAGCAGCCCGAAGGTGTCTTCGCCACCTTCAAGTACGCCGACACCCCTGCCGGTCGCCAGGCCTACGCGGATGGCAAGAGCGGCAAGCGCAAGCACCTCTCCGCCGAGGTCGCCAACGTGCGCATCCGCGGTGGCAAAGCGCTCCCCGGTGGCGTCCTGTTCGCCGCCGCCCAGGTCGAGCGCCCCGCCTTCGCCGGGGCGACCCTGCTCGCCGCGGAGGACACCCCGTCCTCCGACGAGTACGTGTCGCCCGAGTCGGCTCGGTCCAGCAAGTACATCACCGAGTTCACCGACGACGAGGGCGTGCGCTGGCGTCGGAGCGAAGAAAGCACCAGCACGACCACCGTCACGAAGATCAGCGAAACCGATGCAACCGCGGAGGACGCCGACGAGAACCCCAACCCCGAAGAGGAGCAGACCTTGAACGCCACCGCCACCCCCGAGCCGACGCTCATCACCGTCCCGGCCACCTTCCTCGGCTCCGCGCCGAAGGGCCTCATGAAGGACGGCAAGATGAAGGCCGAAGACATCGACCTCGGAACCGTCTTCGCTTCCATCGCCGCCATCAAGAACCGCGAACCCGGAGCCGTCGAGGACGCCGTGACCCTGCTCGCGGCGCTCGCGGACATCACCTACAACGCACCCGGTGGTCTCACCACTGCCGACTCCGGCGTCCTCCAGCCCGCGTGGGTCGGCAAGCTCTGGCAGGGCCGTCGCTACCAGCGCAAGTACATCGACCTCGGCACGCACGTCTTCGGTGGCATCCAGCTCGGCGGGCGCAAGGGCTACACGATGACCGCTGACGGCGAGCTCGTCCAGACCTGGCAGGGCAACAAGACCGAGATCCCCACGGGCGGCGCGACCACGGACACCCGCAAGTCCTCGCTTCGCAAGTACGGCTGGGCGGCGGACATCGCCCGCGAGTGGTTCGACCTCGAAGGCGGGGCCGACGTTCTCGAGGAGCTGTTCAAGCTCGTGGCCGACAGCTACGCCCGCGTCACCGACCAGGACGCCCTGCGCGACCTGTTCGCCATCGCCTCGCGCGGATCGGGTGCCGCGCTCTCGCGGCGTATCGCGCCCGATTCCCTGCCCGCGGGAACTCCGGCCAACCTCGCTTACTACCCCGCCGCGGTGCAGCTCATCCAGGCCATCGAGGTGGTCACCGACGCCGACGACACCCCCACCTTCGCCATCGTCAACCCGACCTCCTGGAAGCAGCTCATCTACACGCCCAAGGACCTGCTCCCCGAGTACGTGGAGCTTTCCGTGGGCGTCGGGACCGGCGAAGCGAGCGTCACCGCGGGCAGCGGCAAGGTCATCGTCAAGAAGGCCCCGCAGGCGTTCTTCCCCGGCACCAAGGCCGCCGACCCGCAGACCATCGCGGGAGCCAAGGGTGGCATCGAGTTCCGCGAGCACGGCACCACGCCTATCTCGTTCGACGCCATCGACATCGCCCGCGGCGGCGTGGACCGCGCCAACGTCGGCTACCTCGAAACCATGAACGTCCGCGAGGAGTCGTTCGCGTACGTCGGCACCGCCGCCTGAGTCTCGGGAGCGTAGGCCATGCCTGTCACCTGGTACGTCGTAGACGCGGAGGACCCTGCCACCGTGCAGCGAATCCGCGGCGCGTGGAAAAGCGCGCCCATCGAGAACCTCGAAGTCCTCGAAATGATCCTCGACGCCGCCAAAGCACAGGTCATCGCCTACGCTCCCGAGTTCCCCACCGACAACGCTTACCCACCCCGGTACGTCCTCGCCCAGCTCATGCAAGCCCGGACCCTCTGGACCGCGGGCCAGGTGATCGACGGCGGAGGAAGCACCGGCGAGGGAGATTTCGTCTACACGCCCCGCCCCATGGACAAGACCATCCGCACGCTCATCCGCCCCGAGGACGGCAAACCCGATGTCGGCTAGCCGCGACCGCGCCGCAGCGCTCATCGAACCCATGCTCCCCGCGAGCTGGCGCGGACGGATCACCGCACAGACCGTCCAGAGCATCGGCGTCCTCGCCGCCCCGTCCGTGTTCATCAGCTACACGTCCATCAACCACGACGCCATGCCCGCGGGCGTCATGCTCGACAGCTTCGACGTGGTTCTCCTCTCCGACCTCACCGACTACGGCAAGGCAGAAGACGAGCTGGACGAGATGATCCGCCCCTTCATCCGCGCTCTGGACGCCGACCCCGGCGTCTATTGGACGTCGGCTGACAAGAAAAAGTACGACGACTACCTCGGGTGGCTCGTCGTCATTCAGATCCCCATCAACGCACACGAGGAGTAAAAGACCATGGCGAAGATCCCCAACACCGCGTTCTTCCCCGCGGGAACGTTCGAGATCGAGAACAGCGAGTACACCGCCGCGGTGGACTCCTGCACCCTCACCCCGACCACCCCCGTTACCCCCATCACCGACGTGTCCGGCGAGACGACGCACGTCGCCGGAGTCCCCGTGTGGGCCCTGGCGGTCAGCAACCTCCAGGACACCAGCAGCCTCACCGCCCTCACCATGAAGCTCATCGAGTGGGTCGGCCAGGTCAAGACGATCAAGTACGTTCCGAAGTCGGGCGGCAAGGGCTTCGCGGTCAAGGTCGTCATCGTCCCCGGAGCGATCGGTGGCGCGGGTGGTGCGGTCGCCAAGAGCACCGTCACCTTCCCCTGCAACGGTCAGCCCGTCATCCTCGACGCCGCCGCAGCCTGACGCCGTGCGCATCTCGCTCCTCGTCAACGGGTCCCCGCTGGCCGTGCTCGCCACGGTCATGCGGGGCCTCCCGTCCGACGTGAAGCGAGAGATTGGCTCCCGCACCCGTGGCCCCGCAGCGGACATGTGGAGAGACGAGCTGAACCAGCACGTCGAAACCCGCCTCCAAGGCGCTGTCGCCCGCTCCGGGGCTGTCAGCGTCACCGCCCGCAACATCACCCTCAAAGCCGGAGCGGCGGGCGCACTGTCCTCCGGAACACCCGTAGGGGACATCCTCTACGGCACGGAGTTCGGCATGCGCGCCGACGCCCCTATCGAGACCGTCAGTCGCAAGGGCAAGCCGTACAAGCGCCGAGCCGGTGCCGCGTTCGGGCCGCGAAGGCGCAGCGGCAAGACCGTCTTCCCCGCCGCGGGCGCGGTCATCGCCCGCATCGCGTCCTTCTGGGTGCAGACCGCCTACCGGACCACCGCCGAGAAAATCGAAAGGCTCTGAGATGGCACGCAAGCCCATCGAGATTCCCATCGGGGTCGATGCGGGCAGCTTCGAGAAGGGCGTCACCTCCGGCATCATTGAGCCGCTCGAAGACGCCAAGGACGCGCTCCGTGACCTCGCGGAGGACAAAGGTCCCAAGAAGCTCGAAGACCAGATGCGCGACGCGCAGAAGCAGACCGAGCAGCTCAAAGACGAAACCCGCGCCACCGCCGACGCCATTGACCGAAACTTCAAGTCCAGCTACCGGCAGATGAAGGCAAGCGCCGAGGACGCCTCGGACGGCGCGAACCGCAGCCTGCACAAGGTTTCCGACACCGCTGCAGAGGCGTCGGGCGAGCTGAAACAGAACCTCGGAGAGACCTTCTCGTCGTTCCGCGGCGACCTCGAAGACCTCCCGCAGATCGCACAGGACGTGTTCGGTGGCCTCGCCGGATCGGTCGGCGGCATCCTCCCGGCCATCGGACTCGCCGCGGGCGCTGCCGGTATCGGTCTGCTCATCAACGCCTTCAATGAAGCGGGCGAGGAGTCCGACGAGTTCAAGGCCAAAGCCGCAGAGCTGGCACAGGCGTACATCGATGCCGGGGGTGACGCCGCGCCCGCCATTGAAGACATCGCAGCCGCCATCAAGGAGCTGGCCAGTGCGACCGAGGACGGCGAGACGAGCCTGAAAGACCTCCGCAAGGCCGCGGACGGGTCCAAGAGCGATTTCAAGGAGCTGGCCCAGGCCTACGCCGGGAACGTCGAAGGCCTCGACGCCATGATTGCCGCGGGCAAGGAGCGCGAAAAGCAGCTCCAGGACGAGGCCACTGCGTACGACGAGTCCAACCGTCAGGGCGAGCGCCACCTTGGCATCATCACCGACGAACTGGACGCCCAGCAGAGCTACAACGCGTACCTCGGAGAGGCCAGACAGCTTGCCGACGAAGCCGCCGCCGCGGAACGCAACTGGCGCGAGGCAGGCGGCGAAGAGCTGGCCATCAAGGCGCAGCTCGTGGGCGACGTTGCAGCCGCCTACGACGGCGTGAGGGACGCCGCGATCACCGCGGCCACCACCGAAGAGGGCGTCTTCGACGTGAACAGGTGGGCCGAGTACGTCGAGAACACCAAGGTTCAGATCGAGCAGTACCAGTCGAACCTCTCGCAGCTCAAGCTCTCCACCGAGCAGTGGACCAACCTCATGGAGATGCCCGACGACGCGCGCATGTCAATCGTCAACTCCCTGGTATCCGGGCCGGAGGAGGCCAAGGGCAAGATCATTTCCGCGCTGACCGATGCCGGTTCCGCAGCCGGTTCGAGCGCCCAGGTGTCCTTCGAGGAGGGCTTCACGCCGAAGGCGGATGTGACGGTCAACACAGACACCAGCGAAAGCGAAGCCAAGGTAACGGCGCTGACGCAGCCGCGAGAGATGACGGTCAAGGTCAAGCTCGACACGTCCGAGCTGGACCGCTGGCGCCCACCCACGCGCGAAGTGCCGGTGGTCCTCGTCGTGGACTCCTCCCCGCTCAGTCGAGCGATTGACCGGCAGGACGGGCGCACTGTCACCGTCAACGTCGAGGGCCGACGAGTGGGTGCAGCATGGCAGTGATCACGCTCTACAACGGGCCGACCACGCTCACGCCCGTCGCCCTCTCCGAGTTCAAAGAGAGCCTCGGCGGCGGACCGCTGGTTCACCCCATCCTCGGCAAGCGCAAGCCGGACGTGACCATGCGCTCGCTCGGCCTGCGCACGGGGTCTTTCACGCTCGACTTCTCCACCGAGGCACGCTCCGCCGCAGCCGTCGAAGCGCTCGGTGTAGCGCGCGTCTGGATGCTCCGCCACGACGACGCCCCGACGCTCAACATGGAGTTCGTCGTCACGGGAGTCACGCGCGAGGTGGACGGCTCGGGCCGGTGGCCCGTCAGTGTCGAGTTCGAGGAGATCTCGTGAGCGTCTCCGCGCACACCTACACCGCCTCCCTCGGGTCGCGGGCGCTGTCCGTCACGGGCGGGACGATCAGCCTCGATGACTCGCGGTCCCCGCACGTTGAAGCCACGCTGACGATCCCGTTCCCCGGCGCGTGGTCCACGATGCTCTGGGATGACCCCACGGTCGGAGGATTCGATGAAGAGCCCTTCGGGGTCGGCCCGTTCGGAGCCGTCAACCCGGTGCGTCAGTGGGACTTAGACGAAGCAGCGCTCTCCGCGATGGACCCGCGCAAGCCCGCGCGCGTCGTATTCACCGCCGACGTGACCACCGAGACGTACAGCCACGTTCGCCGCTTCGACCTGGCGCTACGCACTCGCAAGGCTGACCACGAAGCCGGGACGGTCACCCTCGGCCTGGCCAGCGACGAAGCGTTGCTCGAGGACTGGTCCCCGATGGCCGATGACAAGCGCCCCTTCGCTCGGCGCGCCAGCATGCGCAGCATCGTCAACTACGTGCTCGGGAAGGTCATCCCCGGAGCGAGCCTCGCGGCGGGCAGCTCCGACCACAGCTTCTCCGGGACCGACTCCGACGTGGAGGCCTTCACCTGGAAGGCGGGCCAGTCGGCCATGGACTTCCTTCGCCCGCTCGTGCAGGCGGGCGGCCTCCGCCTCGTGTGCGACGAACTGCGCGGGTGGACGCTCCGCTCAGCCAACTACACCACGGGCGGAGCGATCACGATCACGCAGGGCGAGAACGCCATTGCCGGGTCCGAGTCCATCAGTCGCGACGATGACGCCTGGTTCGACGCCGCGGTCACCCGCTACCGGTGGACCGACCGCAACGGCCAGCAGCAGGAGCGCTACGACTCGTACGCCCTCCGCACTGCCTACCGGCGCGTGCGCACGTTCGAGAAGGACACTCCGTACCCCGGTCCCGGATTCAGCGCGTACGCCGTGCGCCGCGCTCAGGGCCGCGGGCGTGAGGGGGTCGCGTCGGCGGTTGCGGATTGGCGGGCGCACGCGGAGATGCCCGTCGTCATCAACCTCGACGGGTCGCCCACGCAGAGCGGTCGCATCGCGCGCGTCGAGTTCGACCTCGACCGCGACGAGATGACCGTCACGGCCCGCACCATCGACACCCCGCCCACGGCCTGGCTGTTCCTGCCTGCCGGTGAGAAGTGGTCCGACTCCCCCGTGGGGGCGTCCTGGACCGGAGAGGAAGCCTGACATGGCCATCGGAGATGACGCCGCAAACGACGGCCTCGACCTCGTTGAACCCAGCGACGACCGCCGCCAAGGGTGGGAGGAAATCAACCGCACCCGCGACTACATCGCACTGCGCATCCCGAAGCCCTCGGACGGCTCCTGGTACGCCCGCCAGGAACCCGGCTCCATCCACACCATCGGCTTCTACACCCTGGCCAACGGTGTCCTCTACTTCCGGCCCGACCCCAATACGTCGCAGTACGACCGTCAGATTATGTCGAGCTTCGACATGGCTCTCCGAGACACCCTCATCGGGGAGCTTGCTGACCGGGTGGCCGCCCTCGAGCAGCAGGCGGCCCAGTCTGCATCCTCCACTTCGACCGCGGAAGGCGGTAACTGACCCATGTCTGTCCAGCTCCCCGAAACTGGTGACCGAAACTGGGGACCGCCCTTGCTCGCCGCCATCCCCGCTCTCGTCGCTGAGGCAGTCGCGGGCACCCCGCCCGTGATCGCCGCCGCCGCCGAAGCGGCCATGGCCGGCGCGCTCCCCAGTGACCTCAAGTTCGCCGTCACCGACGAATTCAACCGGCCCCCCGCTGCACAGGCAAGCAACTCCCTGAGCAACGGTGAGCGGTGGATTCCGTGGCGCACCGTCGCCGTGGATGGCACCCTCACCAAGCTGCACCTCCGCGTCAAGGCCAACCCTGGCAACCTCTCCACCTTCGACATCCGCGTCACCACAGGCAAGCTCGCGAGCAAGACGGACGGCGCGAAATACACCGCCCGCGCCGTGTCGTCCGTCGTCACGGTCAACACCCCGGCCATCGGAGAGACGGTCACGGTCCCCGTCAACCTCGCAGTCCGAGCGGGGGACTACCTCGCGATCGAAGTGCAGTCCGGCATCACTCTCGGATACCGCGACGCGGCGGGCGCGGCGGGATTCAGCTACCTCGGCAACCTCGGCAACACCGTCTTCGCGACCGCGGCCGGTGGCGAGTACAACACTCAGGCCCTCCCAGGTCGAGACTTCGGCATCGGCTTCACGGTCGACGGGTACGTGCTCAAGCCTGTCGCGTCACGCGAGCAGGTCGCGACCCTCGCAACCCAGGTCGCCGGTTCGGTGCAGACCATCAACGGTGTGATCCCCGCCAGCGTGCTCCCGCCCGAGCTGAAAGAGTCCGCCGCGCAGACCAACGGACTCCCCGCCGCCGCCGCCTCCAACGTCAACGCCAACGGCGAACGGTTCATCAACTACACGCCCGCGGGCGGCGATGGCCGCGTGACCTCCGTGCAGCTCTACCTCCGCCAGAACGCGGGCAACCTCGCGACGTTCCAGGTTCGGGTCACTGTCGGCTCCCTCACCGCCAAAGCTGTCGATGGCGTGTACACGATCCGCAAGGCGACCGCCGTGCTGACCGTAAACGCCCCCGCGGTCGGTGGCACCGTCACCGTCCCTGTCGGCCTCGACATCCTCACGGGCGAGTACATCGCCATCGAGGTGCAATCCGGCATCGGACTCGGCTACACCAACGGCGGCACCGGCGAACCCGGCTTCGGCTACCGGTACGGCCTCGGCGCGAACGCCTTCGCCGTGGCCGAGGGAGCCACCTGGACCGTCCAGCAGAGCTTCCCCAACGGCACCCGAGCAGGCATCGGCTTCACCCTCGCGCTCTCCACCCTCAAGCCCGTCGCCACCAAAGCACAGCTCGACGCACTCGCGAGCAGCGTCGCCGGACCCCTCTTCGGAAAGAAGCTCGTCGCCATCGGAGACTCCATGGTCCGCGGGCACACCCTCATCGTCGCCGAAGGCTGGCTCGCGCTCATCGCAGGGCGCAACGCGGGCACCTACGTCAACGCCGGTATCAACGGCACCTTCCTCACCAACCGCCTCTACAACGGCCAACAGGGCGTCGTAGAGCGCTACACCACCCTTCCCAACGACGCCGACTACGTTCTCGTCTTCGCAGGCACAAACGACGCCGCCAACCTCGTCACCCTCGGCGCAGCCAACAGCACCGACCCCGCCGAGTTCAACGGCGCTCTCAACGTCCTCCTCGCGGGACTCATCACCAAGTACCCCGCCAAGAAGATCGGCTTCATCACCCCCTACCGCCGCAACGCGAACTACCCCGCGTACGCCGACGCCATCAAAGCCCGATGCGCGGAACACGGTGTGCCCGTGTTCGACAACATCACCGAAGGTGGCGTCGATTGGACCAACGCCGCCCAGCGCGCCGCGATCACCCTGGACGACACCTACCACCTCAACGCCGCGGGCATGGCCTACGTCAGCACCAAATACGAGAACTGGATGCGCGGACTCTGAGTCCGGGCGAGAGAGGACGACCAAACCCCGATGAGCATCATCACCATCCGAGAAGGCGTCACCTTCCGCGACGACGCCGCCCGATCTTTCCGACGCCTGGAAGCGGAGGTCGGCCCCATCCCGTGCAACTCGACCTTCCGCGACCCCGAGCTACAGCGGCGGATGCACGAAGCGTCCCTCGCGTACGAGAACGGCACCGGACCCTACCCCGGCCACTCCTACGCCGCAGCGCCCGAAGACTCCGAGCACTGCAAAGGCCTCGCCTTCGACGCCAACCGCGCCTACTCCATCCGACCCGCCGCGTGGCGGCACGGGTGGCGGTGGGTCACCCGAGCCAACGAAGAACACCACCTCGAATACAAGCCCAACCTCGACCAGTACTACAACGATCCCGACCCGGAGGAAGAAATGAACGCAGACCAGGAGCGCAAGCTCAACCAGCTCGGCCAGGCCGTGGACGACCTGTCGGAGAACGTGGAACTCATCCGCGCCGCCCTCCTCAACGGCACGCCCGCCGACCTCAGCAAGCCCGCCTTCACCCAGGTTGTCGAGGGCGTGGGCGAGATCCGCACGCGCGTCCGCGGCGGCAAGGAAGCGGTGGACATGCCCCAGGACATCCTGGGCCAGATCGAGGGCGCACGCGCCGACCTCGCCGACGCGACCACCGAGCTGAAAGCCGTCCTCGCGCAGCTCACGCCCCGCGCGTGACCACCACCCGACGCGCACTCCGCGCACGAAAGGACACCACCATGACCGAACCCACCAAGCCCGCCGAGCCGGTGCTCTCCAAGAACCTCGTGTTCGCCGCCGTCTCGCTGATCGTCTTCAGCGGCGTCGTCGGGGTCTTGCTTCTGCACCTCCTCCGACCCGACGCGACGGCGACGTTCATCCAGACCATCTCTACCTTCGCCGGGATCCTCACGACCCTCGTCGTGACGCTCTACAGCATCGGCAAGGTCGGGGAGCGGATCGAGGTGGTGCGCGCTCAGACCAACGGAACGCTCAGCGCGCTCCACGCCAAGATCGCCGAGAAGGACGCGGAGATTGCCGCGCTCCACGGGGAGAAGGTCGAACTCGCGAAGCAGGTGCCTCCCGGCTCCTGACTGTAGAAAATACACAGGCCGGCCCGTCGAGCTCGACGTGCCGGCCTGTGTGGTTCCTACAACTCAGCGGGAGCGGAGCGCGCGTTCGACACCGCCGAGGACGAGCGCTCCGACGCCCGAGATGGCCGCGACGACGAGCAGGAAGTTTGACCACACCTGGAGGCCGACCGACACGTCCAGGTCGGGGGAGTAGCCCGACCGCGTGCCCGACATGCTCACGACGGTGAGAGCGATCGCGCCGAGGAGCGTGATGCCAAAGATGACGTACAGGGCGCGGAGGTGAGGGGTCATGATCGGGAGCCTACTGGGCCAGCTCTTCCATGGCTTGGCGCATCCGGTCGCGGTCGTACTGGATATAGCGGCGCGTGGTCGTCGGGGACGAATGCCCGAGCGCCTCCTGCACCATGAGGAGGTCCGAGCGCAGCGCGTAGAGCCTCGTGGCGAACCGGTGACGTAGCGCGTGCATAGTCCAGCCCTCGGGGAGCAGCTCCGCGAGGAGCTTGCCGACGTACCGGGGCGACAGGTGTCCGTGATCGTTGCCGGGGAACAGGTATCCCGGCTCCCACTCGGCCAGCTCCCGGCCCAGCGACTTCGGCAGCGGCACCATGCGCTCCCGCTGACCCTTGCCGTGCACGAGGAGGGAGTGACCCACCATGTCCTCCGACACGTCGCGCGTGTGCACCACGGCGACCTCACCGCGGCGCATCCCGACCTCTGCCGCCAGGCGCAGCATGACCCGCTCCCGGTGACCGGCGCGCATGAGTGCCTCGTGATACACCCGATCCGGGGCGGGCCTGGCCACGCCCTGGATCACCTTCACCTTCGGCAGCTCCGCCGCGATGTTCTCGGCCGCATGGCCCGCGTAGACCGCCCACGCCCAGAACTGCACGAACGTCGTGCGGCGGTTCCGGCGCGTCTCAATCGCCCAGACTTGATCCGACATGTACTCGCGCAACGTCACCGGCGAGATGTCCCACGGTGTGACCTCGCGCACGCGCTTGGCCATGTGCATCAGGTGCTGACGCCTCGCGTCGCACGTCGTCTTCGGCTTGCCCCCGGCTCGCTGCTCCCTCAAGAACGCCTCGATGGCGCTCTCCCACTGACTGCTCAGCAAAACTGACCTTTCGTTCATCTGACCTTGGCGAGTCAGGAAAGACTAGAACGGATGTTCGATACACTGAGTAACGATCAGGACACGACGGACTACCGTTCGCTCGAACCGGACCCTGACAGAGCTACGGCGATGCCCGAGGCCATGACAATGCGGTCGATGTGGTCCACCCGCTCTGACCAGTTTTCGGTGAGGTATCGGAGGATCACGACCTCCGGGGGCAGCGGGTCGCTCGCTGGTTTGGAGAGCAGCTTGCGCACGGTCCTGAGCGTGTCGACGACTCCCTCGGCGTAGCTGTCCTTCGCGACCGCATGGTAGACGGGCAGCGCGAGGGTGCGGTCGATCCACTCGCAGAGCACCCGCGCATCCTCGCTCACGACGGGCTCCCATCCGTGTGGTCCGCTCGCATGGCGGCGCGGCAGTCTGCGCACGTCACGTCGTCACGGTTGGCGGTCTGATGTCCTCGCTTCGGCTTCCGACCGCACGCGGTCTTCCGCTCGACCACGACGACCATGCACACACGCGCGGTGTTCGTGGTGCTCACGTCTACTGGGCGGTGAGACTTCCACCACTGGTCGATGGGGCTTCCGTCAGGCATCTCGGTCCCCGTTCAGGTGGTTCGGGTATCGGTCGGCCTCGGGCACCTCGACCGATACGGCGTAGTGCGAGCCGTCCGCGTTGTGCTCCAAGCGCCAGGCGCGAGCGTCGGCTACCCCGAGGGTGCTCGGGCACTCGGGGCACGTCACGACCTCGACGCAGTCCTCTAGCGCGCCCTCGACGTACCACTCCGCGCTCATGCGCTGGCCTTCTCACGCGGCGCGAAACGTTCGTGCGCGGTCTGGCGGGAGATGCCGAGAGCGCGACCCACCCACGTCCAGGTGCCCTGTCGGGCGTACTGCCCGCGCGCGCCGACCTCGACGGCATCGCGAACAAGGCCGATCATCCGGTTCAGTCGGGCAAGCTCCGGCTCATCGGCCTCTGCGACCCGCTCACCGGCACGCCGGATCATGCGTTCGAGCATCGCGAGATATTCGTCTGTCTCGTACTCGCGACGTGCCCCGCGGCTCAC